ACTATGCGGTGGGGATTTTAGTTTTATACCATGACTATTCTGACTACAGTTAAGTTGTAAATATCCATCAGAAGAACCATCACCCTTAACAATAATCCCTGCGGTAGATGATGTAGATACAAGGCTCAGTTTGCTACCTGCAATATCAGCAGAGTTTGATATGTCTGCATTAACAATACTTCCGTCAACGATCATTGCAGACGTTACTGTGTTGTTGCTTGGTGTACCAATATTTACAGTAGAACCAAGAACTATTGCAAAGTAATCTGACCCACTAGCAGGTGCAGCAGCTAACTTAACTGTGCTGCCAGATAAAGCAAAACCTTCTGAGGGTGTAGATGTACCAGCATTAGGTTTCTGTATAACACCATTAATACTTAAAATAATCTGCTGTGCATTACTTGGTGCGTTTGTAATAGTAAAGTCCTGTACGCTTCCATTAAATGCAGGGCTAAGTGTAGATATAAAGAAGTTACCAACAGATTGTGCTTCTTCAAA